ATCTTATCCTCAACCTCCAGCTCGATTTCAGAATCGCAGGCGGACCGTAAACTCGAATGGCCACGCGCACCCTTGGCTGTATCCTTTCCGGAGTGATGCACGATCATGATATGTGCGCCTGTTACATCACGAAGAGCATCCACGTTGGCAATAAAAGATGTCATATCTGTTGGCCCGTTTTCATCGCCGCCAGCCATTGCGCGGGATAGCGTGTCGATCACGATCATTGCCAGCGGCTCACCCTTGTCAGCCTCAATCTGCTTGCACAGCTCAATCAGGCCAGCCAGGTCGGCCTCTGGTCGCAGCAGATCAACGGGCGATGGCCTGACAGCCAGCGGAGCGTCAAAGATGCCATATTGTTTGCGCAGCGCCACACAGCGAGACCGGAAGGCATTGCCGCCCTCTGTGGCCAAGTATAGCACTGGTCCGCCTTTGACCTTGCTTCCCTGCCACTCGACGCTGGCTGAGACGCAAAGCGCCATGTCAAGACAGAAGAAAGACTTGCCGACGTTTGATGGCCCATAGACCACCGACATCTGACCTCGGCCAAGCCAGCCTTTGATAAGGTAGGATGATGTCAGCACGGGTTCAGCGTCTTTTAGCCAGAAGATCGGCTTTTGTTCGGCATTGGGGATGATAATTGTAGCTTTAGGCTGCACTGGCTGCGGCTCTGGTTCTGGAATGGTATCAAAGTCGGCATATGGGTCAGTGGCCGCTTTGACGATCTCTTCGCGCTGCTTTGCTGGCGTTGGCCGGATTTCTTTGCCGTATTCTCGCACGGCATCCGACATCCTGCCGCCATGCTCGAAGTGCGCCCAGATGTCGAAGGCGTCACCATAGCAGAACTCACCGCTGGCTTGACCGATGCCGGATGCTCTGTCAGAGCCGGAGAGGCTGACCCAATGCGTTCCAAAGTCCTTCGTGGCAAATGACCCGCTGGATTGCATTGGGCTGCGGTAGCTGTCTGAGCGACCTTTGCGCTCGTATCCGTATTTGAGCATGATGTCTGAGATTGTGTGGCGCTGGTTGAATACGTCAATTGGGTCATCATCGTCGTATTTGCTGCGCTGTTGTTCACGCTCCTGCGCGCGAAGTGACCTCTCGGCAGCGGCACGTTCTGCTGCGATGGCTTCATTCTTACGGCGGAACTTTAGGTTTGCCCATATCGTGCTTTCTTCTGGGATAAGCATCCCGCCGCCGCGATGGCGAACACCGTGGTAAAAGCTCGGCTCATCAAACTCATTTCTCCGCGCGGGCGGTACGTTTGGAAGGTAGATCGGCTGACCAGTGCGGGAGAGTGCAGCATCGCAGGTGATGCCCTCCTGCTGCATAAGGTCAAAAAGAGCGAGCTGCGCGTCAGCGTAGTCTTCCCCTTCTATCGGCAGGGCCAGGGGAATTAGCACGCGCCACTTGCGGTTGTCCTCGCTGGCCCCGGATGAGGAATAGATTAGTGCAGAGGCGTCACCTGTCACAGTGGCAACGGCTGTGCGCAGTTCTGTCAGCGATGGATCACCTTCGTCAACGTCTATTGCCAGCAGCCAGTATTCGCCATGCTCGCGTTGTGTTGCATGATTTCGACCATCGTGGTCACGATATGTTGACGGAATAATGAATGAGGCGTCGGCTTTTTCTTTCGACTGCGGCTCATTCACCATCTCGGCTATTTCAGACAAGGTGATGCCGTCATATTCTAGATATTTGTCGCCAATTTTTGTATCCAGCGCACCGTGTGCTAACAGGAGCTGCTTCTTGCCAACTTCGCTAGTTTTTGTTAATCTGTTCATGTTCGGACCCTTTCACCAATCACGGTCTGTTTTCTCCCAATGAACCCCTGCCAGCGTCCCAACTGGCAGGGGTTTTCTTTTGCCTAGAATGGGATTTCATCGTCTCCCAGGGCGTCGGCCATGTCTTGCGCTGGTGACGCTGTTGGAGCTGCGGCTGGGCCAAAGTCATCCAAAGATGCGTCCACGCCGCCAGCCATCGTCGTTGGCACTTCGTCAAAGTCATCGAGGCCACCGCCGCCGTAGACTGCGTGAGTGACCTGCACGGTGTCAATAAGTAGCGAAATGCCACCATTGCCGTCTGGATCGCTCACGGGATACGCTGTGACCTTCAGGTTGCCCTTTGAGCCACCCCAGAAAGCCACATCGGCCAGAGGTTGCTTTGAGCCGTCGATAACGCGAGGCTTTTCGTTAAGTGCGCCTTGACCGTTGACGCCGTTGCGCTTGGCGCGAAATTCATAGTTGCCGTTGTCCAGCTTTTTCATGCCGAATACCTTGCCGAATGGTGACTTGGTTTGGCAGGTTTCATAGTGGGCTTTTAGCTCGGCGTGCAGCTTACCAGCTTCATCCTTGCTCATTTCCCATCCGATTGAGTATGAAGCGCCGGAGGCTGTTGGCGCGCATTCCTCGGACTTCTTTTCCGAGGTGTTGAAGCGGTAAGTCGCGTTGAGACGAGGGTATTTGAACTCGACGTTGCGGACCATTACGCTTTTGAAGTCAGTTTTAGCCATAGTATTTTCTCCTAGTTAAATGTCGGCTTGTAGCCATCGTGGCAGATCAATCACGTTTGTGATGTCTGACCAACCAGTGTCCCATTTTTGACTTTGGTTGGCTTTTGCAATCTTGTCGAGGGTCAGGTGCATTTGCTGCGTACCCCATTCAAGATATTCGGGTGATAGAATGCTGGTTGATACAGCATACGGAGCTGCCTTTTCAACATTCACAAAGACGAATTGGTTGGCTTCATAGCCAGCCAGGTTCAAACAGTAGATATAGAACGCCGCTTGGATGGCGTAGTTATATGTTTGCATGTCCTTTGCCACGCCGCGTGGGCTGGCATCCTGACAGGTTTTCAGGTCATAGATGACGCCTTTTGCGCCCCAGTAGCTATCGGGTCTGCATTTGAGCTGCAATCCGCTCACTGGGTCTGTAGTGAAAAAGCTCGCCTCATTGACCGTTGTTGGGCCTGCCATGCGCTGACCTGCCGGATGGAAAAGCACGCTGTGTGCCATCTCCTGCGCCAGATCGTAGTCGCCGCAAGTCAACAGGGTTTTACCTTCTGCCTGCGCCTGTTCGTGCAGTTCTGACCATGCTTTGCCTCGGCGAGTTTCTGGTCCGCGTATCATTCCGGCGCCGTCTTCTAGCACCATTGAGTGTGTGCAAGTGCCAAGGTCGAAGGCCACGCTGGATTTGTAGACCTTGGCCCTCCAGTGTGCCAGCGACTTGCCGTAAACCATTTTTACGTCAGATGAGCTAATCGCGTCAGTGGCGTGATATTGAGCATTGGTTAGCTGTTCAGCGGGAATCATCACATTTTCTCCTTGTTTATAATTTCAATCCTAATTTCCGGGAGGCATACCACAGCCTCTCAAGCGAGTTTAATTGGTCCTGCACCATAGCCCAGCCCTTGCCGTGACCCAGATCAATTTCCTGCGCCTTATTCATAAACGTGGCCTGTGAGGCGTAGCCAACCACTTTAAGTTTATTAGGCTCAATCTGGCAGACCAGCACAGCGCAATCTGCTTTAAACGCCTCCTTGCGCTTAAACAGTAACCTGCCTCCCTTATGAAACGTGGCCTTTACGTCCACAGAAATATTATCTAGCCATAGGTCACACCCATCGTCCACGCCAATCGCGTGCTGATGCGGAATGTTAAACACCTTAGACACGGCGACTTCAGCCTTAACGCCCAACAAATCCAAATCTGCGTCAGACCTGCTCTTATCCTTGCGCTGATTAACAACGCCAGACGCCCTAGCAAGCTGCCAGCGCATAGCCGCAGCCTGCCTGCATTGCGACATTTCTTTCGGTGATAATTGGATTAGCATCCCATTGCCTCCCGAGCAATAAAGCAGAAGGTCTCAAAATCGACCTCTGCGGTGTAATCGTGATCGCAATCAGTCAACGCAGCCAACGGGATCACACATCGCATTGGCTTGCGGTCGTATTTGTAAATCAGGCACGGCATCTTTTGCTCACGCTCGGCGGCAACTTTGACTTGCTCCCACCAGCCTATAGAGCCGCCGATAGGGCCGTCCTTGTAGCGTTTCAGCTCAAGCGTAAACGGGAATGCCGGATCATCTGGGATTAGGTCAGCGTGCGCACCAGCGCGGTATTGTTCTAGATCGCGCTTAAAGCCGATATTAAGCTCATCGCGCAAGGCGTTGGCCGTCTGGCGTTCAAAACTTGCTCCCTTATTGCGCCCGTTAACCATTAATCAACTCGCGGCTGCGTTACTTCAACGCCAGCATCAGCGGCCTTTGATACGGCGGAACTCCGCACAAATGCTGTAAATGACAACCCAGCTCGGCGCGCCGCCTCTGCGATGGCTTCCTTCTGGGCCTGGGTAAAACCTATCAGTTGCTTGTGATCCATTGGACCCTCCTATGCTTGCTCCCTACCCTTAATATTAAATAAATATTATTGCAAGCGCAAAATATGTATTGCAAATATTGTTATGATATGTGATGAAGAGTTACAGAATGTTAAAACAAAGGAAGATGTAATGCACACTAAATCAATCATTGTAACCAATGTTCACTTCAACGGCTTTTGCTTCGCTTATGATATAGAGAGCGCAGAAGGCGTCTTTATCCCTGCTGGCGTTGTTGATGGCCACAATGTTAAAGCTGGCGACAGCATCAATGCCGTCTTGATTCCGAATTATTCCGACAAGGCCAGCTCGACACCTTGGATGGCTATCAAGATTGAGAACGGGGTTAAGTTCCCGCATCCTGAAACCACTGGTGATGTCATTGAGGCGCCGGAGCCAGAACCAGAGCCGGAGCAAGTATCGCCGCAGAACCTCGACAAGTCTGTCTTCTCTTACATCAGTGAGACGAAATATTGCACCACCGCTGAGATTGCTGACTATTTAAACATTGACAGCAAGACAGCAGGCAACTCGGCCCAGCGCAATTTTAGTGCCGGACGCATTGCCAAGGCCGCTGTGTATAACCGTGTTGGTTTGACCAAGCCCAATTTCATCTTGTGGGCTGTAAACGCCTCTGACTTTGTGGAAACTTGATATGATCAATTTAATTGATTGCCCCGAATGCGATGGCGATGGCCAAGTTGAGCGTGAAGTCTGGGTGCGCCAGAGTGCGACCTGGCACGGCGACTTTGGGTCGGAGGTGCAGGACTGCGACAACTGCAATGGAAAAGGTCAGATCGAACCCCTGGAGGAAGACGAATGAAACATGATGTTGAAACCTTGACTGAGCAAGTCATTAGATGTGCTGAGATGGATATGTCTCGGGTAGAAATTGCAGACCTGCTGCGCGTAACCCCGCCCACCGTTGGTCGGATCGCAAGTAAACTTAATATCACCCTCAAGAGAAAGAAGCGTGAATATGGACCTAATAATGCAATATATAAATCGGCTCGAAAGAGTGAACTCAATCCTGCTGTCGGAACCGAAGACAGCGATGCGGCCAGCGTTGCAGCAGAGGCTGCTAGAGCAAAGCGCGCTGCTAGAGAAGCTAAAGTCCGCGATCAACGGTCTGCCGAAGCCCGATTGAAAGCTATGTTAGAGGGCGTCACAGACAAGCATGAGCGGTTTGAGATCACTTACGGCCATTGCCTGCTTGAGTTTGAGAAGTTGCAGCACAAGCTCGGCAATCGTGATCCACTGCCGTCGATGCAGGTTCGCAAGTCAACCATGCACCCAAGTGCGATTGAACTGGCCGAGAGACGCCGCCAGCACGGCATAGAGCAGGGTGAGCGTCTTTTCCGCATGTTGCGTTATGACCAACGCATATCGGCCTCAGAGGGCGCTGATATGCTCGGTGAGAGTATTGCTCGCACCTCAAGTTATCTTAACAACATGGCCGACGCTGGAAAGCTCTATCGTGTGCGTGATTTCATAAGGGTGCCTGGCTACACAAAGCCGCAGTGGCGTTGGGTGTTTAGCAAGCAGCCGATCAAGCCGCTGTCGAATAAGTTCGAGGAGGATGTGTGATGACTGACAAAGAGATAGAACGCAAAATCCACATCGCTGGCTTGGTTGGCGCTTTGGCCGGATTCGTCGCTGGCGCTGGCCTAATGTCGGCGGTGGGTATTATATTCTAGTAATCGTGTGGGTGGCCGTTGATAGTGTAAAAAGTTTGGCGCTTTTTGGTAGCAACGTCATCCTAGGCTAAACAACCACCATTCCCGTGGTAAGTCGATTTATCTTGTTGATGATAGCCACCCACTCAAACTTTCTAATCAAACCCACGCCGACCCACAAGCGATTATTTAAAGCTGTCGAGAGTTTTTTGCATCGACAGCTTTACATCCATAAATTCTTTTATTGATATATATGTTGTCACGGAAGTCAGCTCATCCCCACGGCGAAAGATTACAGCGCCCAGGTCAATCGACACAAATGCAAACACGTCTGACACCCCTACGTTTTTTTTGGGTGTGTGGAATGCGTAACTTTTAGTGGTTTTATGCGTCTTGCTGGCGGTCTTAACCTGCAAAGTCAGAACACCGCCGTCGGTCTGTATATACGCATCGTGGTCTTTTATCCTGCACATCGTGCAAGCATAGCCAGCCAGCGAAAGGTGGGCGAGAGCTAGATACTCGCCAGCCCTTCCGACTGCCGCACTGGCCTTTTGATCTTGCTTGGCCACTTAGCTAACTTAGCTAAACTAGGCCATAAGCCAAGTGTGAATTTTCTTGCTCTGATTGCTTCGATCCTCTAGCCCGTGATAACCGCCATTCACGCGGCGCGTAATGCGCTTGATAGCGTCATCTGTCACGCCCTCATCTGCAATCTTGAACAAGGCATTCTTCTCAAAAAACCACAACGCAGTCTCGAAGGCATATGTGTCTGCCACCAAGTCTGGGTCAGTCATAACCTTTGGAACGCCCATGTCCGACGCGAATGAGCGGTAATTGTCACGCCCGGTCAATTGAAGAAATCCTCGACCAATGTACAGGCTGGCCTGTGCCTCATTTTCGTTGCCCATGCGGCCAGCGTAAACCTTGCCAGCAAGCCCAGATGGGTTTCTAGCGTAAGGTTCAGCATCCTCAACCGTTGGGAAGCGTGACGGCCACACAGCCTGTATGCGCTCTGGTGAGCTATAGTACAGGCTCTCACGGGTTCGCTTGAAGCCACCGCTTTCGTGTGACGCCTGCCCCATCAAGTGTGCGCCGCGTGCCGGAGATAGGTTGAAATACTTTGCGATTGCCCGTGCTGTATTAGGCCCAAACTCACCGTCGGGCGTTGACCCGATTTTGGTTTGGAGGCTGGCCATTGCTTTGCTCATTTCGTCAGTCCCTGTTTCTTTTCGTAACTGCGGAGTCCGCCCAGGCCGAGCATCCCCATCATCACGGTCATCAAGCTGCCCATGTCAAACGTAGGCAGCTCCGGCATGGCGACACCAGCTACGGTTACGCCGAAAACTATAAATGGTTGCAGCACGAAGTGATATGCAAACGCAGCACCGCAAACCCATCCGATAAACGGGCGCCACCCGCCCTTGAATACAGACCCGCTGGCCGCTTCAGCCTTGTTGACCTCAATCTGCGCCAAGAGGGCTTGCTGCGTGTGCTTGTCGGCCATCGTGCTTAATTCATGCGCCAAGCGAGCGGCTTGGTCTTTGTCCTGGATGAATTTGCCTGCCAGCTCCGTGGCTGGCGCTATTAGATCGCTGAGAAAGCTCATTTGTCCACCTCATACTCAACCTTTGAGCTTGAACCAGTGCTGGTTACGCTCGTTTTGCTCTCCTTACCCATCCAGATGGAGAAGGCAGCTGTGAAAGTTCCAGTGACCACCGAGATCAGACCAGCTTGAGAGACTGACAAATCTGGCTGACCCATCGCCCACTCTAAGCAGCGTATGTACATGATTGTCGTGACGAACATCATCAAGCGCGG